GGACGTTCAATCTTCAATTGAACTTCTAGATCTGATGGGCCGCCAGTGTTCCTCAGGCTTGGGGAACGTCTGGATCCTGACTCTCAGAGAGCGGGATCTATTGAGGGATGGACTCCTTCAATACTATCCTATTCTCCATCTCAGGATGGTAGAGCTAACAATCACCTTCGAAGGGGGGGATTGTCACGTGCACAAGAGTGGTCTTCTCTATGAAACAAAGACACTCTACAAACGAGAAGAGAATGCTCTAAAGTCTCTTCTCGGTCGAAAGGTTGTACCGGTCACTTTCGAGGGACCTGGTCTTCTTAACGATTTGGAAATTTTACGTCATATATTTAATTTTGTTCACTCCTTGTTATTAACTCTTCTGCTATCTCCTGCCACGAATGGTAAGAGTGAGAACAAGCTTTGGACCAAGTTTTCCTTTGAAGATTTTCTCCGTCCTCTTCCGCTGCATTATGGCATGACTCCTGAATACTTTGTGAAAGTTCAGAAGTACATTGGGGCCTATCCCCTAGCGACTAGTACTGCATGTCTCTGGCATCAAGAACCCCCGGTGAAGCCGGAAGGTTATGTTGGAAGCCCTGTGTTCTTTCTCGGATCTCTCAAAACGTTCATTATGAATCGAATTAGAGGGCGTCCTAGTAGAAGGAATGCGGAGTTTTTGTACGCTTGGTTTCAGGGAAAGAGAGGTGCGGCCACCGTGCCGGACACCTTTATTCAGCAGACTATGGAGAAACATCGGGAAGCTATGAGTGAAAAATTTGAGTATGTACGACCAACGGATTTTCTTTTTGATGATATTTATGACAAGGTGCCCATCACGGTACCACAGATTCAGACGATTGACGACATGGACTTAAAGGATCATCAAGCTATGCTTGAGTTCCATAAAGAGTCTATTGAGGTGATCGACTGGTTAGTGAATTCACTAATTCCTCTTAATACTGAACTTCGGTGTCCCGAAAGGGAAGGAAGCTCCTCAGCCTGTTTCGAAAAGAAACGGTCCGAGGGTGGCGTCCGCAGTTTAGTGAGGGAATCTGTTGCCCAAGTCTCACCATACACGAACTATCTTTACAGAATGTTCTACAGTCCCAAGACTGGTGTGGTTGAAACGAGGACAGACATCCTGGAACCCATTACAAGGGTTTCAGTATGCCGGGAGTTGAGGGAGATGTATGAATTTTCATCGGAGGGAATGATTCCGAGGTCTGATGACGTAACTGGAAATGAACCATTGGGAGGAGATTATACTTCTGCCACAGATGACTGTCGATTGGACAAAAAGATTAACAAGAAGGGCGTAGGGGGATTAGTCGAACGTGCGATGTTTTCAGATCGCCGGACGAAACCCTTACGGGCAAAGATCGCGTGCATTACGGAGCCTATTAAGGTCCGTGTACTTACGAAAGGACAGGGTTTACCCCAGTTTTTTGCCAAAAATCTTCAAGTTGATCTTCACTCTCGGTTAAGAGAGTGTTCCCCTTTCCAACTTATTGGTAGAGAGGTGGATGAGTCAGTCATTTTAGGACTTTATGAGAAAACAGAACATTGGTTTCCGAAAGGTTTGGATGATGGGTTTTGGAATAGCGGTGATTATTCAGCCGCCACTGATAAACTCAATCCTTATCTTTCCTACTACACAATCAACAAGATACTGAGTCGTTACAAATTGACTCAAACAGAGTATGATTGTCTTCGGAGAGTGTTACTTTTTCAAGAAATCGAATATCCAGAGAGCTCTAACCTCCAGCCAGTCCTTCAACAAAAGGGCCAGTTGATGGGAAGCGTTCTCTCCTTTCCGGTTCTGTGTATTCTCAATTTTGTGACCTATGCCTTATCAGATGATCATGTGCTTGAATTAATTCGAGATTCTCGAACCCTTTATCGCGATCAGCGAAAGATGGTTCTTGATTCTCTCCCTGTTCTAATCAATGGGGACGATATCCTATTTTACACAGACTACACTCAATATAAGAGGTGGTCTGAGGCCTTACGGCATGTGGGATTCGAGAAGAGTTTAGGAAAGAATTTGGTGTCGAAGAAATTCGTCACAATAAATAGCGCATTTTTCTGGTTAGGGGGCAAGGACAAAAAAGTCAAATGGTTCAATTTTCCAAATATTGGGTTGTTAAGAGGACAATCCAAACTGAACAATCGTGATGTGGATACCCGTCCAATCTGGGACATTCACAATGAACTTCTCAGGTCTTGTCAAGACCACACTCATCTTTTCACAAAGTTATTTTTATATTACAATAGAGAAAAGATCCAAGAAATCACCAAAGGAGGCTATTATAACCTATATTTAGCGAGAAGCCTGGGTGGTTGTGGTTTTGATGGAGAAGCAAAGATCTACCAAGCGCACCAAAAGTGTTTAGCGAGCTATCTGTACCGACGACACAAACGTGTCGGTGAGATATGGAAAGGAGATCTAAATTTTATCACAAAAGTTCGTTCAGTATATTCCCGATCCATCGACCGAGATGAGGGCATGGTTGGAGTACGAGTACCGAGGTACCAGGTACCCAACCCAGGTTTCCGGGTCAGACGTGAGCCGATAGAACTGGTTGAAACCAACGGGGATCCTTGGAAGGAGCCCGAGTTCTATTTGCGTGAGCCAGTCTGTGTGCCACCCGATATAAAGCCTATCAAGCTCGAAAAATTAAGAAAATTTCCCGATTTCTTAATAGAACATGTTCAGTTACCTTTAATTAAAAACGAAGTCGAACATGTTGACGTTCAATTACCACTATTTGAAGAAACAGAGGAGGTAGAACGTGCGCACGTGGGATGGTCAGACTGTCAAGCTGGTGTTGTTTACGTAGAGGATGAACTGTCCCGAGCATACCGAGAGGTATACGGGTATGTCCCCTATTAACAACGAAGCGAGACCTGGTGGACCTCTGTAGAATGATCTTCATTGACGTAACGAAAGCTGCCTAATGCTCTTGAATCCATATAAGGACTCGAGTATTTGGTTTGCCACCCCCAAAGGAGGGGGTCAAGTACGTGGATGATTAGTACATTCCATCAGAGGAGAACTAGCAGATC